GCTCGACAAAGCGTCTTTCAGCATGTCGAGCAAGTTGCGACCGGTCGGTGCTACTGCCGGATAGCTGCCGCCGCCTTGGAGAGAGTCAAGCAAAGGCATGGTTCACCTTAGAAGAAAGAAGACAGCAGACCACCCAAGCCGCCGATACCTGCACCGATGGCTGTTCCGACACCCGGAACAATTGAGCCAATCGCCGCACCGGTCCCTGCGCCTTTCAGTGCTGCGCCTGCACTATTGCCGAATGAGTTGCCCGAGTGGTTCGGATCGACAGTACCTTGAAGCAGCGCACCGCCGATATTGCCAGCCAAGCCCAAGCCCAGCCCGGTGCCCGCAGCGCTAAGGCCGCCAAGACCGCCCGTGGCGCCAGTGGACATAGGCGCCACCGAGGTCGGGGCCATCGATGCAAGCTCGGTCCCAGCCCCAACGCCGGAAAGCCCAGCAGGGGCAGCCACAGCGCTAATGGCGCCGGGAGTTGCCGCAGCAGTTGCAGCGCCAGAGCCGCCACCAAGCCCAGCCGTCAGACCGCCGATAAGCCCGCGCGATTGACTCACCAGCCCGTTCAGTTGGCTTGATGCGCTGGGGGTATTCCCATTTTGTCTTGTGCCCATTATCGGCCGACCTGGTATTTTTGGAGCAGTTGAAGTAGACCGTTACCAGCTTGCGAACCCGAAGCACCCAAGGTCGGCGCAAGCCCGGTCATGAATTGTTGTGCTTGCAGATGACGCCCGGCGCTATTGGTCATCATGCGCTGGCCGCCTTGTCCGCCCGTAGGATCAGCCAGCGCTGCACCCATTCCCAGCGAGGCACCCAGCTTATTTATGTCCGGAGAATAACCACCAGTGGTCGTAAACTGATACTCTGAAGGTCCGGACGAGATTCCGTCCATGTTACCCGCGGTATAGTCGCCGCCCATTCCTGAAGCTACTCCGGTCAAGCCTGCCATCGGCTGCGGACCACCAGCAGTAGCCGAATCGTCAGGTGCCGAGAAGTTGAATCCTCCCGGCTTTCCTCCATTCGCCATACCGCCGATCCCCTGCGTGAAGTCCACGGCGCCGCCATTGCTTTTCGAACCCATAGCAGCCCCTTACTTGAACGCGTTATAAGCGCCGATACCGGTGGCGCCCAAGCCCAGCAGCGTAGCCAGCGAGTTGCCCGAACCAGCCGTTTGGCTCGAAGTCGAAACCCCCGTGCCCGAACCGAGAGCACCGGAGAGCGCGCCGGACAATGTGGACAGCTGGGTGTACGGTGCATTGACCTGATTGTACCATTGCTGGTAGGCCGAGTTCAACGCGTCTTGCGAGTTTTGCTGTTGAATTTGGCCGCCAGTTGCCAAGTTGCCCGCCGCCGTACCTGCTGCGGTATTCGCCGATTGAGCACCTTGCAGACCTTGGAGGACTGCGTTGATGTTCGAGTAATAGTTGCTGGAATTCTGCGTATTGAGCGCGTTGTTTGCGTTTGTGCCCACAGATTGATTGGCGAGTGCGACCTGATTGGCTTGCTGTGCGTTTTGCGCCTGCAAATTCGCATCGATGCCAGCCGCTTGGTTGTACGCAGAATTGTACATACCGCTGGTATTGTCACTGAGCGCTTGCGCCAGTTGTTTCTGCTGTGTGCCCGTATACTGGTCTTGCGCAGAGCCACCGAAAGCACCCGCATTCCGGAACTGTGCGAGAGTCGTGGGGGCGGTGACGTTTGAATAGGCGTCGGTAATGCGCGAGTTCGCAGCATCGACCGCTTGCGCGAGATACGGGTTGTTCGCAGGGTTCGAGTAAACGCTGCTGGCGTTGGTCGACGAGACATTGCCGGTATACGGATTGTTGAGACTCGGGCCAGTTTGACCCATGAGCGATTGGTAATACTGCGTGGCTGCATTCGCCGTATTCTGCGACTGGCCCGCTACCGTTCCTAGCCCGCCAATACCGGCTTGCGTAGCATCGCTAAGGCCCGCGGTCATTTGACCGTTATACGTCGGGACCGCTTGATTCGAAAGGTCAGCACCGCGCGTCAAAAGCTGCTGAGCGTAGGGCTGTGCCCATGCTGGCAGTTCTTGTGTCGTTGTAGTGCTGCCACCGCTGCCTTTTGATGACATGTGCTTGACTCAAACAAAAGCGGCTGAGTCCACGAAGGAGTCAGCCGCCAAGTTGGTAGGATTGTTCTGATTCTATATCAACAATCCAACCGAGCGCACGGTCATAATCTGTTGCTTATTCGACCTTTGCCTCATAAACGATCATGCGAACTGAGAAGCCATGGTCTTTCGACACTTCCTGCCATGCTCGGCGCCGGGAGCCATAAGTCAGCTTTTGAGCGCCAGCGCGCCGTGCGATTTCCATCAAGTCCGGACGGAAAGTCGTCATCACGTCGTAGCCATTATCCGCACTCAGCAGCCAGATATGCAGGTCCGGTTGAATCAAGCGGACGACCAGAAGGCCGATCGGCTCATCGTCGATGAACAGTTGAAAGAGCGTTGCCGCATTCGTCACGCACATGGCATAGACTTCTTCGGGAATCGTTTCTTCCGGGCTTTCGATCTTCGCCACCCGATCACGGATCGACGGCCAGACGTACTTCAGGTCCGCAGGGGCCACCGGCGCCATGCGCTTCGGGGGCGGCGTCGGATGGTCTGCCGGGTCCAGATTCTTGACGACTTCAGTTTCGTCCATTTTAGTTACCTGTGAGAGAACGGCAAGCGACCCATGTACCAGGTGTTCCGCTGGCAATGCAAATCCAGCCGGTGACCACATACATTGAGCCAGCACTGCCAAGTTGAACGGGCTTTAAATTGGGGATGAAATCCCCTTGTGTATATATCTGTTTGTTCCCCGCTACCGGAGGGGCGGTATTGGCCGCTGTACTAGCCGATATGGAGCCGCCCGACATTGCATTGATTTGAACCTGAATCTGACGCAGGTACTTGACCAATGCAATGGTCATATTGACCAGCGGGCCGGTGCCCGTCGTCGGAAGCTGTGGATCGGTAATTCGTGCCATTAAATCGAACCTGCCGGTATGGTGCGGGGAACAGCCCCTAGTATTTCATGGGTGCCTGTAAAATTCAAGATTATTTGTGTCCATCTTGTCGAGAAATCGCAAGCAATCTCACCATCGAACATATTTGGGAGCGTAATCGTTTGGTCTGCTGCGCTGTCGCTATCCAAGTGTCGCTGTGTGCGCGCGGTGCCATTGCACGATGTAGGGATTTTCTTAAAGCGCGGGACGATGCCAAGGACGTACTGATAGTCATAATCGTCTCCGAACCATCCCGAAGTCAATGAGCTAGCTGCCGAAGCACCCGAGAGTGTCAGCAGGGTATGGGTGGTATCGACAATAGCCGGAAGCGCCGATGACTGCGCCCAATAGGCAGAGTTATACGGAATCTGCGGGAGCGAATCCCATGTGGTCACGTTCGGAAGCGCGCCCATACCGTCCCAAGTGATCTGACCGGAAATCGCCTGCAATGCAGCTTCGACCTTGTTGTCAGCACGTCCGAATTTATTGGTATTATAGTTATACACCAAGCACTTGTCCGGAATACCATCCGACGAGTTCTTGGAGCAGAAATACCAATAGATCAGGTTGTTTGGTTGATCGTGATATGACCAGACCGCCCCCTGATAGGTTGCGGACCAATTGGTGCTCAGCCATTCACGCACATCATCGCCAATCGGAAGCGGGCGCGTGCCATCGAACGAATAAACCTGATAGTCCGAACCTAAGAAAAATAGATTCGTGCCAACCGATATAACACACTCTTGCGACGGCGTACCAATGATCGGGGAAATTTGGTTGAAGCCCCAAATGACCGGTGGCCCTTGGTAGGTGCCGTAATACATCGATTGCTGCTTAAAAGCAACAATATTGGTGCCGAGCGCTTTGGCTGCGGTGAAGCCACCCGGGGTATCGACGTTGACGCCATTTGCGCACTGGGTTGCTTGCGACGGAGTCCAATTCGTTTGGTCATATAGACCAGAGCACCACCAACCATTCGAACGATGCCCATTCACTCCATCAGTCGTATCAAAAAGGAATACGAAGCCTTGCACCGTTTCAATGATGCTAGCCACAGGTGATCCGGCAATTGATGAAAACGCGCCCGAGCTAATCGACTGCTGGATCAAGTCCGCGCCATTGACCCCGAGCGTCGCATTGCCGAACTGAGCGAAGCGCCATTTGTTCGCACCACCGGTATAGGTTGATCCGCTGATGTTGTTGTTTACAGCGCCAACAACTTCGAACAAGGCGATACCGATCCCAATAATGGTCCGGTATGTACCATTGAGTAGTTCAACGGTCGCCCCGCCTGTCACGGGGGCGCCGAAGGCAGGATTGCCAAAGGGCACCGGGGAAGGCGCTGAGCGCATCCCACGGCGCGTAGGGATCATATTTTGGCAATCCATCACCGCGCCGGGCGTGGTCGGATCAGCATTCGGCGTGAAGCCGAAAAATGGAATAGTCGCAGCCATTAGCCCGCCACAATTTGCAAGGGTCCGTCCATCGGCGTTTTCGCCGCGGTATCTGCGTCGATTTTACTTTGGATCGCTTGGTCTCGCAAAGATTGCCAGAGTTGTAGCCGGGCATCATCCCGAATGTAAATGGCCGCTTCTTTCAGCGCCCCATACAAATAGGTGCTGGGGCTATCCTCTAGCAGCCAGTTTGAGACGTTGGTATCGCTCAGCGGTTCAAGCGTCGGGAAATAGTCGATTTGCAGCTTGGCGCCTAGCTGAGCCGCCCGCGCGCTGAACGCGAGAGTGTTCCCGATAATTTGGTAGATACCGTATGCAGCCGGATTGTTATTCGCACCCGAGTAAGCCGTATCGCTACCCGGACCACGAAAGTCCAGTTGCCGAGTATCGTACCAAACGTCGGCAACCCGCTCCCAATCGCTCGGGAGGGGTACCGTATACTGCATTGGTGTAATAACGTAAGATACGCGGCGCGCACGCGTGAACACGTTATCGTTGAAATACTCTTCAGCGAGCGTGATAAAGTCAGGCAGCAAAGCGGCCAAATCTTGCCGCTTCAGGTACTTCTGCATGCTTGCTTGCAGGTCCGCGTAGCTTTCGATAGCCATGGTTTAAGCGCTCGCTTTGACCGAAGTGACAACGCCGAGGTTCGACACGTTGATTGTTGCCGGGCTATTCAACGTCGCATTGCCTGCCGACGTGGTCCCATCCGACTTTTGCAGCGTGACGGTCTGGCCATTGGTAACCACAGCGGATTGGGTTGCGACGCCTGCGCTGCTGATCTTGAACCAGCTACCTTTCAGGTTGATCCAAATATCTCCATTCGAATCATCGTGGGCGAGTTGGCCATGCGTACCCGCACCTGCTAACGACGCGACACCTCGAACGCTTCTGGTGGCTTGAAGAAGGAATGTCATTTTATACCTTACCCGGTGCGACCCGGAAATAGGCCATATCAGGGTCATTGAGAATCGTTTTGATGTGCTTGTTGTCGGCCCAAAATTCAGCCCAAGACACACCCCGCATGAAACAGTACTGCTCGATAACGATACCCGGGATATTGGCGACATGCTTCATATCCTTGGTGCCGTGGTGTCCTTCGTTCTGCAAAGCCTTATTGTGGTCAATCAACCCATCGAAGTTTTCGGTATGGGCAATAATCGTCCGGTCTGAGTCCGGATCGGCAATGAATTCTGTTTTTGTCGTCATGAGAGTGGCTCAGTAGACCGCGGAGGTAACCCCGCCCCCGCGGTTTTATTTCGTCTTACAGTTCGTCGAGACGCGCGCGGGCAATGTCGATAAGGGCGATGATTTCCGCCTTACCCATTGCCGCAATCCCTTCCAAGTCCATCATGAGCGCGTCGAGAACGCCCTTATGCGTCGGTTCGGCTGCCGCCACAGCGGTGGTGCCGCCCGACGAAAAGCCCTTTTGATCTTCCGGAATCGTCGTGTCTTGCGCAGCGATATGCGCGACCGCTTCTTCGTGCGTGATCGGCGCCGGAGTCGGGCCGATTGCATCCGGGTTGATCGGTGCCGGGATATCCGTGCTTTGGTTCGTCACCAGATTCGGATTCGGCACTTCTTGCACGTCTGCGGGCTTCACGTCCGGATCGGCAGCTTGCGCAGGATCGGGAATTGTAGCCGGTTGCTCGACGGCAACGACCGTGCTCGGCTTCTCGGCGTCCGGAGTTGCAAGCACAGTTGCGCCGGGCGGCTGGCTAGCCGTTGCGGGGTTCTGCGCAGCTTCGTCAGCCGAAATCGTGCTTTCGACCAGCGGCGACTGAGCGGGCGTGCCGTCCGGTGCCGGGGTATGGTCGCTATTACCATCAGCAGGCGCGGTCCACGGCGTATTCAGCACAGGTGCGTCTGCGGGCTTCGGATCGTCGAACTTGGCCGGTTCTTGGTCTTCGACCTTGTCCTGCGTGGTCGATTGCGCCGTTTCCGGAGCATCCGACTGTGCAGGGGTTTCCGGCTGTGCCGGGTCGCTTGCTTCGGCGCTCATTTGCTGCTCAGCGGGCGTCAGCAAGCTATCGTCAGCTTTCGATTTTGCCATGGTACAACCTCCGTTGGGTTAAATTACAGGATACTCCAAGATCTACAGAACAGTCAACAGCTATGTCTCACCTTTTTTGTTCACCTATATGGCGTTTTCTAATGGCGCGCCTATAAGTGGTATCATTCAATCAGCGGATCAATCCGACCATGAAATGCAAGCTAGCCACATTAGCAGTCGCAGCAGGCCTAACGGTGGCTGGCTTCGGCTTTGCCATGTCAAACGTTTATCATGCCGACGCATGCCGAGCGAAGTATAACCAGCAGGTCGAAACCAGCGGGTACGCCGTCGATTGGGGCAAGGTACTCGACGAGAATGAAGCGGGGCGCGTCCCGGCTGGCCTATCGACTCAGCAATTAGCGGTCCTGTACCCGCAATCTCCGACCGAATGCACTTGGGAGGGGGAAAAGCGCGCGCAAACATGGGCTATCATTTACGGCTTCATCGCATCAGCACTAGTGTATCTCGTGCTAGCGGGCTTCCGCTGGCTCATCAACGCAATAAGGAACCCAAGACATGAATTCACCCATTGAACCGACGATCGGGCGCAAGGTCTATTTTTACCCGAGCGACGAAGACCTCTCGCGTTTCAACATGGTCGACGAAAAAGCGCCGCTTGACGCAACCATCGTCTTCGTCCATTCGGACGGCAAGCTAAATTTGCTGGTCGTTGACCATCTAGCGCACTCGCAAGGAATCGGCCCCATCGAGTATAGCGCCGAGCGTCAGGCAGAGAAGAACACTTGGCAATGGATGCCGTACCAAATCGGCAAGCTGGTCCATGATGCCACGAAGCCGGACTTCAACGGAGAGCCGAACCAGTAATAGAAAAAGCCCCTTGACTGGGGCTTTTTTCATTTGTTCGAGTAATGACCGCCTAGCTTGACACTACCGCCTGCTGCTGGACCTTTACCACCTGTTGAAGTCTTTTTTGACGGTGCCGCAGGCGTTGGACCAAGCGGTTTCAGCGGCGGCGGATTGTTGCTCGCCTGCATTCCTTTCATGGTTCCGTCTGCCGCGACCTTGCGGTTTGACTGAACAATCGCTGCTTTCTTCATCATGAACTCCAGAAAAAGCTCCCGGAGTTACCCGGGAGTAAAAAGCCCCACTCTCACCCCAACTACTCTTTACGTGGCCGATACCTTAATCCAGCAGCCACCCGTTCCGTCATACTGCAAAATGCAGCTTTGATCCTGATTCAGCACGACCGACGAAGCACCGCCCCGCCCGGTGTAGTTCACCGTGAAGGTGACCGCAGCCGTTGCCGAGTTGGCAAAAATCCGGATTTGGCCATCTTCCGGCGCTGCCTCGACCGTGATGCTACCCGCCCCTGCCCCAGTCCAAATTGTCGTGCCCGGTGCCGAAGGGTTCGCAATCGTCGTTCCGCTGGTGCTGGTCCGCGCGATCTTCATGTTCAAGCCCCAGATATACGCACGCAAATACCGCGCGGTCGTATTCCCAAGGTTGTAGTTCTGATCCGTGACCGGCGAAATACTACCTGCACCGAACGACAGCAAGTCAATCCCGTTCACAGTATAACGCGTTCCCGGAGGGGAACCACTGCCGATCTTACCTGTACCGATATGGAACTGGCCACCCGAGTACCACATGCCGCCATACGAGCCATTGGCAAGCGCGCCGTCGATCGTCTGCCAGACGCGAATTTCCTGGTTGTTCGTCCCATTGCGCAGCGATAGCACGTTGGATGAATCCATAAAGAGATTCATTGCCGACGGGATATCATTTTGCGCGGGAAGCACTCGCGGAGTTCCGGGCCATGCACTTGCGCCCGGCGTCGTATTGGCAAGATGAAAGTTCTTCAACGTGTCATACGCAGCCTTCTTCGTCGTGCCATCCAACTGCATGATACCATAGTTGGGAGAACCAGCAGCACCGTCGCCCGGGTTCGGATACAGTGCATACATTTCGACCGATTGAATACCATAGGTCGTCTTGTTCGTCAGCCAGAAGTTCGACTGACTAGTCATATACGCCGCTTGGTTGGCATCCGTACCCAGCATACCCCATTCTGTCACATGGATCGGCAGATTGCCCGACACTGAGCGCATCTGAGCCGGGACGTTTTGCAACGCGCCGAGATACGTCGAAGGACCGGCGCTAAGCCAATTCCCCATCGACGAGTACCAATGCGACGTGGCGAAATCCAATACGATCGCAGGATTTGCCGAAGCAACCGTGACAGTTGGAGTCTGCGAAGCAGGGGGCGCCGGTTCGCGGCCATTCACCATCATGTCCAGCACGACATATGCGAACGGCACGCCTGACGCGTAACTGCACTTCGCCGCCGCATCAGCAGCCCGGATACCGATCAAACCGCCCGCGATCCAACCGCGCAGCGCATTGATTGAAGCAACCGAATAGTCGCCCGGAATCGAACCGTCAATACCTTTCCCGATCTGCGAGCCAGTGACACCATTGCTTGCTGTTGACCGCGCGCCGCCCGAACCACCATCAGTTCGACATGAAAAGTCGATTTCGTTCGACATTTCGTAATAATCGACATAGCCCGCCAGAATCGTAGCGATACCCGACGCGTATGACTGACCGTTCGTCTTATTGGTCGCATAGCTATTGCCGAGCGGCACGCCTTGGTCCAGCACCGCCATCGTCTTGATGCCAGCAGCTTTAAACGCTTGGAAATAGGGCAGAGTCGTTGTTGCCGAAGTCGTGTTGCTGACATTGGTTCGAACGATCTGGACGCCCAAATCCTGCATTTTGGCCACATATTGGGCAGGCGTAGGCACGCCGCTGGTCGGCGCATACGTGCTGGAAATATGCGTGTTCAAGCCGAAGAAGCCGTCCGGAGTCGGGGCGCTCGACGCTTGCTTCGGCAACCAGGTCAAGCCCGTAGCCGGATCAATCGCCGCTTCGCCTGTATTCCCTAGCCCAGCCGAAGGAGTGCCGGTCGTGATATTCCAGCCCTTGAAAGCGCCAGACGAGCCGTCTGCCCCATCCCGACCGCGAAGCGACCCAAGGGTTGTTCCGTAGGTGCCGCTCACTTTCTTATAGAAGTTGTAGGCGCCAGTGGGGTCTTGGTCGAGGTATAGCGCGCCATTCGGCTGCCCATCTGCATCATTCGGCGCACCCGTACCACTGGTCCAACCCACCCCATTCGTACCGTTTGTCCCATTCGTTCCGTTGGTTCCCGAGAGCGCAACGCCACCGGGCCATGCGCCCGCAGCCTTCGGCCCGTACATCATCTTGGCTGTCGAGTCGAACGCATAGTCACCGTTCTGCCCAACACCACCAGCAGGGGCACCGGTTGTAGCCAGAATGCTTGCGCCATTAGCGCCGTTGGTTCCATTCGTGCCATTCGTGCCATTCGTGCCAGCTAGCGAGACCCCGCCGGGCCAAGTTCCGGCAGCCTTCGGCCCATACATCAGCTTGGCGGCTGCGTCATACGCATAGTCGCCATTCTTACCAGTTACGTTCGACGGTGCGCCAGTGGTAGCCACAATGGTGTTGCCATCGGCCCCATTGGTCCCGTTCGTGCCAGCCGAGCCAGCTAGTGAAACGCCAGCAGGCCATGCACCGCCCGACTTGGGGCCATACATGACTTTTGCGGTCGAATCGATGGCAAAATCGCCATTTTTACCAGTCCCATTCGCCGGCGCGCCACTCGTTTGCAGAATGGTCGCACCGTCCACGCCCGGAGCGCCCGCCAAACCATTCATGGAAACGCCAGAAGACCATGTGCCCGATTTCGGACCATACATGGTTCTTGACGACGGATCATAGGCGTAATCGCCGTCCTTACCGACCGTCGAAATCGGCTGACCAACTGTGGTCAGAATCGTATTCCCGTCGGCCCCCGGCGCGCCCGGAAGCCCAGCGCCACCACCACCACCACCGCGATTTGCCATATTATTCCCCTTGGCCGGTGATGTACCGAAGATTCGACGTTCCGCTCGCGCAGATAGCCGACAGCGTATCGCGGGAATCTTTCCCGAAAGTCTGAATCGATCCCGGTGGCATCGCCAAGTCTTTGTTCACAACTGCATTGGACGCGCCCTTGCTCCAACGGACGAAAACCGTCACAGTACCATCGTTGAACAGATAGATACTGGACGAATTGCCGTCGATTGTCTTGGACGCGCTCGAAGTACCAACAGCAAGCACATCGCCCGACCCGAAGTCGGGAGTAAATACGTTCGGCATGTCTGACTCCGGAAAGAAGAAAGGGGCCGAAGCCCCTTCGTTTACGTCAAGTCGCGAACCTGACCCGACGACGCTTCGTTCCGTGCTTCCAGCGTGCCTTCATACACGATCTGCCAGTTGCGGGCGTCGCCGGTTTGCGCAAGTTCGGTCTTCTCGAATCCGCGCAGCGTTGCCAGTGCCCACATGGACGGGTCGATAGCGTAGATCGCGTTGTCGTTGATTGCCGAAAGAACACGGTTCGGAATCATTGCGACGTTGCCGAAGTCACCGGCGTAGACGGCATATGCCGTTTGCAGCACGGCCGACTTGCCGTTGCCGTCGACTTCCTGCATGCGAGTTGCGTTGCCGCTGAAACCACTCGACAGCTGCTTGTCGCTCGGGCGCATGTGGATTTGCGTGACATTGCCGCCCGCTTGATACGTCTTCAGCAGGATCGACTTCAGCATGCCTTCCGTGAACGCTGCGGGCGTGCCAGCGACCGGCGCCGTGTTCGTTGCGGGAACCGGAGCAGCCGAACCAGCACCACCGACGAAGTTGGTCTGGCACCAGCCAGCAACACCGCGCATCGTGCGAGCGACGGTCGACGAACCGACCACCGAGGTTTGGTTTGCCAGCGATGCAGCTTCGACGTCCTTCTTCAGTTCCACCGACTTCTTGGCGGAAAGACGTGCAACTTCCTTCGGACCAGCCTTCTTGACGGCTTCCTGCGTGTTCGACACCGAGAAAGTGTCTTTGATGATCTGCGTGCGGTTACCGATCCGGACGGTCGGGCTTTGCGCAGCGTAGGTTGCATCAGCGCCTTCGACGGCCGCATTCTGACCATTCGGAGCGCGGAGCGAGTCCGTCTGCCATTCGTGGTACACGCCATCGGCGGACGTTTTGGCGATGGACGACGTGAACGGCGTGTCGCTCGGGGTAATCATGAAAACCTTTTCGGACAGGTCTTCGCGGTTGCCAACGACGCCATAGGTCGTGAGGGTATTGTTCGGCATGGTAAAGCCCTTTTCGTGTGCCGGTTCGCCGTTCGCTTATTCGAACAGACTTGCCAGCGTGTCAACAGATGGTGCTTGCTTGAACGCTTTCGCCGCATTCATTCGCTGCACTTGCGTGCGATGCGATTGGGTCGGCAAAGGCGCTGCTGCACCGGGACGCTCGACACGGGCCGCTTTCGGTTGCGCTTGCTGATTCGGCTTCTGCCGTTGCGCTCCAGTCTCGCGGGCCGCTTTTTGCTTGGCGATTGCTTGGTCATACAGCATCGCTTTGCGTGCGATTACCAGCACTTGGTGGTGGTCAATATCACCGAGCATTTCAGCCGGGATACCAGCACCGCGCAAATATTGGTCAATCGCTCGTGCGCCTTCTGCTGCCTTCGCAGGGTCTTGCCACTCCGGTATCGCTCCGAGCAACTTGGTACGTTCCTCGGCGACTCGTTGTGCTTTCGATGCCTGTTCTTGCTCCGCATTTCGGCGTTGCAACTCGGTTTGAATCTGCCGTGCTTGCAAATTCTCCTGTTGCTTTTTCTCCCAAGCGTGTCGCTCGGCGAGGTACTTCTGCGGGTCTTCAGCGATCAGCTGTTCCCAGTTCGGTTGTTTATCCAAGAACTGAGCGCTTTGGGCGATGTAATACTCGAGTACCTGCCCCAGCTGTTTTTCCCGCTCCGGAAGCACGGCCAGTCGCGTCTCAGCGTCCTTGCGGATAGCTGCCGCTTCTTCGAACCGTTTTTCGGCCCCTGCATACTTCTGTGCTTCTGCCTTCAACTCAGCGAAAGTCTTGGTGACCTTTGCGCCGTCGATAACCAACTCGATCGGAGTATCGTCCTTCAGGACTGCGGCTGCGTCTTTACCTTCGTCGGCTTCTTCACCGTCGAGGTCCAAGTCAAGGTCAGGATCGTCACTTTCAGCCGATTCGTCGCCGTTTTCCTGATCGTCGCCTTCTTCGGCTTCGACTTCGTCATCCGTCGGCTCGACAACAACCACTTCTTCCTTAACCGGTGCGACAACCTTGTCGTCTTCGCCCGTAATTGCATCAGCGGGATTGTCGTCAAAGGCCGAAGCCAAGTCCATCAGTTCGCCGTCCATTGTTCCTACTCCGTGTTGAGGTTAATATAACGTGGCTTGTTGCCGGGATCAACTATTCAGCTGTACCCGGCGTGATTTGAGCGGCTTTCTGACGGGCAATTTCAATTTGTGCCTGTCGGTCCGCTTCTGCTTGCGCGGCGTCATGCTGCCGTTGTGCGTCTGCTTGCTCTGCTTCGTGCTGGCGGTCTGCGTCGCGATGGGCGCTATCCACATGTGCATCACGCAGCGCTGCGGCGTTCTGATCCGCCAAAGTCTGACGGCGCATATCCGCTTCTTGTTGCGTGGTTGCCATTGCCTTGAGCGCTGCAATTTCACGATCGGCGGTCAGCTGTGCGTAGAACTTCTCTTTCTCCCACGCAAGGCGTTCCGCTTCGATTTCGCGTTGGTTTTGCAGCTTGGCGGCTTCGAGTGCTTGCTTATGCTCGAAATCGCGCTGGTCGTTCTGTGCGTCAATCTGCGCTTGGAACTGATCCGTTTCCCGCTTGTCCTGAGCTTTTTGGTGCTCAATTTGCAACTGACCCTGCACCAGAACCATGTTGGGATCGGGCGGGGGCGGCGGCTTCGGTGCATTGGGATCGGGCAACGTGAAGTAGCGCTGCGGCTTGCCGAGTTGGATCGCATCCACCAGGTCGCACGCCGAGTTATACAGATTCTCCGGCGTTGTAAGACCAGCTTGCGCAGCAGTGGATTGCACGCCCATCAGTTGCAACAGCTGCTGTACCTTCTTGCTGCGGTCGCCACTTCCCAGCCCAACGCGCGGCACGAGAATATATTCGTTATGCCACGTGCGGGGATCGACGTCTACCCAGTCCTCGTTCACCTTGAAAACCATGTTCTGGTCTTGGTGCTTGGCGAGTTCCTTCTGGATCAGCATGAACAGGCGTTTGACCCCAGTTTCAGCGAAGCATCGCGCGACCAGCTTGACCCGAAGGTCAGCCCGCTCCGTCAGATTCGTGATACCAGTAGCCGTCGAATTCAAAGCGTCGGAATCAGTACCCTTCGTGTATTTGGTGACTCCGGTGCGCTCCTGCGACTGGCTGTCGAGGAACTCAAGTAGCTGGTAAGCGCCTTGACTATCTGCCAGACCCTGTTGCAGCATACCGACCGCGTTCGCAGACTTGACTCGCACCACGCCACCTGGGCGATTGGTGAGCAAATCCGAGATATTGACCTGCGATTCGATAGCCCATGTGCGGCCATTCACCTGCACGTTGACATTATCGATCAGCGAACGAAGCAAGCCGGTTTTGCTATACTGCGTCATCATGCCAAGGTCGGCAAGCGAGCGCCCATAGAGCAGACCCGGGATCGGCACCGGGCACAATGTGGCAAATGGAGGACCGTCTACGATCACATTTTCGAGGATTTGGTCACCGGCGCGCGTGATGCGGCGCCATTCCGGAATACCATCCAAGTCGCAGTCAATCGGGAGATAGCACTCATACAGCCAGACTTCCCGCATCGACTCGTCACCGTAGTCCTCGGTCGCATTCGGCGGGACATAGGTGTTTTGAAGCGATTGGCGGGCAAGCTGTACCTCGGAATTCTCCGCGCTCTCAGCATCGGAGTCCGACGAAATATCATCGACGTTCTTGTAGCCTTGCTGGCGCAGGTAACCAATCGTGCGCTTGAGCCGGTGAGCCGAAAAGCCGTCTTCGACGCGACGCGAGCGCGGATCGACAATAAAGTCTTCCGAATTCATCGCTTCGATGGACACTTTGCCCGACTTCTTCGCCCGCCGTGCGATCACATTGTGAAGCTGCGGCAACTTTTTCAAGTTGATCGGGGCGGGCCGTGGCGGGGGCTGCATGGGCTGCGGCTGGGCGGCTTGCGGCGGTTGCCCCGGCTGCGGGGGCGCTGGCGGCTGCATGGGCGGCCACGGAAGCCCTTGCGCCTTCGCTTGGGCTGCGGCTTGCTGCCACTGGCCGAAGGCTTGGGATTGCTGCTTAAACCGGTCCATTTCCGCACGTTCTGCATGCGGATCGACATAGCTCGTGATTTTGATGATTTCGAGGTCAGGGTCGTCGACCAGCAAGCCCAATTGCACATCGGTCTGCTGATTGAAGTACTCGCGCGAATGGTTCTCGGTCGGTTCCCAGAAACATTTGACGACGCCAAGCTTGTTCAACAGAGCATTCTTGAACCAGTCAAGAAAGACCTGAAAGCCCGGATTCTGCGAATTGATGACATAATTCGCGGTGTGCGTCATTTGCTTTGCACCCTTCTCGTCTGAAGGGTTGCGCGGTTCATAGTCGATCACATTGCCTGACGCAAAGAACATTTCCATCAGCGCGGGCATCATCCACTCAATAATGTCCGAAACCGTGGTGTCGACCGCTTGCGAGCGACCTGCAACGCCGGGCGGCGCCAGATCACCCTGTGGCAACCCGAGGTAGTACTCCATCGCCTTCGCTTGGGCGGTGGCAATCTCGGAGCCGTACCAGTTCACCGCATTGCGGATATGCATCCCAAGGATATTGTCGATTTCCTCGTCCGACATTTTAATGTCGCCTTCGTCCTCGAATCCTGCGGGTTCACGGTCATCAACACCCATCACTGTGATTTCTTGCGCGGGAACACCGGGCATAGCCACATTGGAGGGGCTTGTGTCGGGCGTCATTTCCCGCTCGAACAAATCCGCAAGTTGTGCTTGATCCATTATTTACCTTATGCTGTGATAATGTCCGGATAGGGAAGTGCGTTACCGGCGCCGCCGTTACTGCCCCACAATCCACCAACGAACGCTGTCATCATCATATTTGCATGAACTGCAACATAACGGAGCGCGTCAGCCGCGTGGGAATGCTCGTCGTGGACCGGATGGCCGTGTTTGTTGCGCGCGTAACGCTTCAAATGCTCCAAAAGCGCTTCGCACCGATGCCGGTCGATGTACATGGTGCTCATTAGCTCGCGGCAGGTACGAATTCCATTTTCGACACCGATATTATCAACAATTTCGACTGTCCAACCGTACATCGACATAATTTCTTGGGGCGATAGGCCGGTTTGCAGCGATTTGTGGCGTCCATCGTGCGGGAGACAGATAATTCCGGTCTCATAACCGCGTCCGCGAAGCTCACCGTCGAACCAAGCGAGTGAAACCTTGTTGTTTTCGATAAAATCAATGACCCGAGTCTCGTTATTGGTCTTTTGGACGACACAGCAGGTCATCGCATCGTTGAAACCCAAGTCGAATACGAGGTACAACTGGAGTAGCGGGTCTTGTGTGAGCAAACGAATGCGTTCTTCACGCTCCATCGCTTGAATATCATCGAAGTAGATTGCACCTTCGACAGCCGGGAGCGGCATACCGCCCCAAATATGCGCGTGGCGGATAGGATCGCGCCCGAGCATATGCTGTTCCTCTAGCCGCAGCACATCAGGGAACCACGGATTCTGGTCGAAGTTGACGAAAAGGTTCGCGCAGTCCGGAAGCCCTTCCTTACAGACCATTTCGTAGATTGGGTCGGACTCCAGCACCGGGTTCCAACTCAGCCAAATTTGCGAGCCAGCAGCACGAATCGTCGGGAAAAGCATTTCAAACGACTTTCTGCTAACACTTTGTGCTTCTTCAACCCACGCAATGTCAATGTCTGCGAGAGACTTAATCGAGTCAATGGTTTCTGCTGCCAGACCGCGGAATATAAACGATCCGCCTTTTGCCGAGCGTATTTCGTTCGACAAGATTTCAAACTGCGAGGAAAGCCCAAGTTCCTGAATCTCGTTGACAAGCGTCGCATAAACCGATTCCCGGATAGACAACTGAACTTCACGAGTGCAGAGCACGCGAAGCTTTTCGACCGTCGAGCGCATAATGAGCGCCCGTGCGAAGTTCTTGGTTTTACCCGATCCGCGCCCACCGCGCACGCTGATATACCGCCATTGTGGCTCAAATAAAACTTTGGACCAAGTGGGCATTTGATTACCGGCTTTTTTCACCGGTGCTTGCGGGGGCGCGAGTTGCATTACTTTCCTTCGTAGGGCGTGCCAACGGTGGCTTCGGCCCACGAGACCAGCCCAGCGCGCTTGTGTAGAATGACCGCAGCCGGGCCATCGGTGACCGGCACGCCGCACCAGATGGTATCGACTACTTCACCCATCGGGGTCGGGTATTGAGCGCGAATGATCTGATCGCCGTGCTTTTGAATGAACGAAGCAAAGATTGCCCAGTCGGGCGTGCCTTCCGGGCGCTCATGGGTCGGAGGTACAGCGGCGGCTTCTTCGGGCGGCGGCGGAAGGAAAGGCGAACGACGCGCGGGCGGATCGACGTTGTAATTGTCCTCGAACGGTGATTGAGAATGTTCGGGCGCCATGTGCGTCAGATCGAACGGATTCGCCAGCGAGGGGGCGGCTTGAGGTACAGCGCCGGGAACCCACGCCGGGACCGGTGCATCACTCTTCGGTGGGTTCTTCGTTGCCATTTTTCAGTAACTCCAGTTGCGTAGCGGCCATCTTGCCGGAATCGATAAGGGACTTCAACGTGGTAATGAATTCTTGCAAGCCAACTGCGCGCAGCCAGAGCGCTTCGCGATCTTCGGCCCGTTGCGTAATGAGCCATTGGTTTTGCAACCCATGAAGCATTCCGTTAAGAGACTGGTCGATGATTGGATCGTTCAGCAGATCGGAAATCCGATTGGCCACATGTACTTCTTGGCGCAATGTTTGAATCTCGGCTTCTTGGTCGAAAGGTGTCATTGCGAGTGTCCGCAGTCAGTGCAGTTAAGGTCGGTGATCACATTCGCCAAGTGGCAGCACGGGCAAATCCAGCCGGGCACCGCAGAGCGCGGGCCAGTATAGATTGCATATTGCTGCTGGTAAATGCGCTGTGCCGTGTCAAAAATCTTCTGCTCGTTTTTCGCTTCCCACTCTTCACGAGAGGCCATGATCTACTCCGGGCGGAATGGGATTGGCTCGATTCACCAATTCCACGTATTCATCTTTAGTGAGCACGTAAACGTCGAGGCTCATAATTAGCTTACCTTCCGAACCTTCTTCACGATGAACCAGTTTAGTAAGTCGGGTGCAGAAGTCGCGGCACAGATCGTTTTGCACCGAGCGCTCCAAGTGCTCACGCTGAATGTCAGCACCGGCAATATTGGCACCAATGACCCGATGGCTGAAAAGGTGGATGCCGGGTAAGTTTTCAATGTGGGACATTTGTGGAGTCTCCTATATGCCACCAAGTTTTAGACCAGTGCGCCCAACGGGCTTTGATCGGAAGCCCGAGGTAAAGGCGGGTGAAAGTGGGCGAGTGGTAGAAAGTGAGAAAGTATCCACCTTCGTTAAAGTTTATCGGTCGAGCGCAGCGAGCTAGTGGATTCATTTCTGGTTTCTCACCAATTGCCAATACTGTTCGGGCGTGAGTGCGAAAAAGTCAAGCTCACAAATAATCACACCGTTGACCAGTTCGCTTGGTCTGACCAATGGCACCAAATCTTTTGAAACCTGCCTGGCGAGAATCTGGTAAATGGAAGCTTTAACCTCGTCAATCCGATCCGGTGGAAATGTTGACAAATAGTGAGTCGAAACCAGGCGGTCGGCGTAAATGTGGAGAGCGGCAAGATCGGGGACGTTAGTCATAGTTGGTTTTTATTCCCACGGCTTTTTGAAGACGGGCACTTGCAGAGTGCGGGCTTGCTTCTCCACCACATCCGTGATGGTATCGGACCCGAAAGCCGGGCGCCCGAGTTGAGCATTGCGGAAAGGTGAGTTGAGAGCGCTAGCCACAGTGGTATTGGCTTGCACTTCATCGGCAGGTTGCAGGGGCCGCTCAGTCGAGGCGCCAGCCGAGACCGAAGGCAATTGGCCGACGAACTCGATGATAAGTCGGCTCTGAATTTCACCACCATCGGCACCGGTGATTTCTTGCACTTGTTTGGCTTTACCGAAACCGCGATCCAAGATTTCGGTGGCGGCGGAAAGTCGGGCGGTCCACGGAGCGCCTTCGTCTTCCATCGCTTCAACCAATGTGGCAACCGCGCGCAGCCCGTAGAGTTGGGCGGTCTTCATCAGTTCGAACTTCTTCTGCTTGTTCGGAGTACCCTTCTGGCGGCCACCGGTCTTCTGGCGCTTTGCCAGCACGTCTTCGACCGATTCCTCGTCGCCATAGGAAGGCAGGAGTCCGTCAGGGCTGAGAACCTGGTTATCTGTGGAATTAGTCATGCTTCACCCCGCAGTCGAGCGAAGCGAGATTAAAGCAAAGTACTTGATTGTCGGTGGAGTTGGTCATATTGTGCCCTATTTAGTCGAGCGTCAGCGAGGGACGCTCAAGAGTAGATAGGACGCAATCTATCATCTAGTTCCTATAGTATGGAACTGACAATCTGTACCTTTTGAAATTTTTAAAATTTATCGGTACGATTGTCGAACGAAGTGAGAATTAGTGTGATGGGGGTGGTTAGTATGATGGGGATTTAGTGGATTTAGTGAAAATTGCGAGAGGTACCCGGCTACGATAAAGGGTACCGGCACAAGCATTCCCGGATGGGTGGGGTGGTCTCGCTAGCAGCGCCAGCCAGCCCAGCAGCGAGCTAGCGGCGCGCGCCCAGCGCCTAGCGATCAGCGGCTAGCGGCGCCAGCGCTGCGCTCATTGCTCACCCTTGAAATGGCAGAGCGCGCCCAGCCAGACTGACTTCACTTCGCCTTGCTCGCTCTCGCTATAAAGCGAGACGATGGTATCGAAAGGGGCGTCCACTCCGAGGTTATCATGGGCGTTCTGGACTGCTGCGCGCTGATCGGCGCCGTACCCATAGGTAACATTGGCGAAATTGCGGTGCGTCAGCTTGGCTACGAATCTCATGATCTTATCCTGTTGATCGGAGCGCTGCGGGCTGCATCGCTTAAAGAGAATTATAGATTAGCGCGCGAATTCGTCCAATCAATATTTTCTATCGAACATTGGTAGCCAGCCTATCGGGCAACAGTACCTCTTAGCTATCGGATCATTGCCTTATCAAATTCTTCGATAATGCCCATTATGGTAAATAGCTAACGCCTATGGACTTCTCGTTACCCGATAGATATAATGTTCGAGCTAAAAAGCGCAAGCTGGCATGTTCTTTGCCAGCATACTCTTATACAAGAGTAATCTTCAGTCTTATATAAGAGTAGTTCTGGCATGATTCGTGACATGCCGCTCGCGGGCCTTCGCCTATGCTCTGCTATCTATTAGGCCACCAAGCCCGCCAAGGGGCTATAAACGCGCCGCAAGGGCATAGCATATATTTTCGAGATTTTTCTATTTTTCTCGTGCCTTTTAAACTCCATGATCTATAATTCTATTCATGGATGCAGCAAGCCCGCAGCCTAGCCACATTGGCGCTAAACCTGACTTGGAGAATGAAATGTTTGCCACCAATATCGCCGCAATGAATGCCGCTCGCAAAAACTTTGGCGCCGCATGGAAAGAAAGCGCCTTTGTGGAAAAAGTGGATGGCGCATGGACGGTGCAAATTCGCCAGCCGATTGACCGCTCGAATGCATGGCAAGCTTGCCTGACCGAAGCCAGCAAGACCGATGTATGGACCTTCCCGAAGGCAAGCGATTTTGAAGTGGATACGGCCGCGCTTGAGGCGGAAGCCGAACGCATCGCGAATGCGCAAGCTGGCGAATCCATGCTCAATGGCAAGCTGTGGGTGCGCCTTAGCTCGGTCGAACGCCCGGTTAAGCGAGTCTGGGCGATTGCCGATGAAATGATCGCGGCAGCGCTCGCGGCGGGCTTGCCGAAGCCCAGCCGCAAAGAAGTGCAGGACGAATGCGTGGCGCGCGGGATCGCTAGCGGCACCGCCCGTACCCAGTATCAGGCTTGGAAAAAGGCGAATGATTCGGCAAAGGCGAATGAGGCAGCGGCAGCGGAGGCCAGCAAGCGCTTTAATTCCAAGTGATTGCGATTCTGGCTGGCTAAATCGGGATCGGATAGGGCGAATATGCTCTGCTGATCCCGATAATCCGAAATCGGCTCTCACGAAGGCAGCGGCCAAGCTTTCGAATGCTCAAAGCCTAGGTACCACATGAGCGCGCGAAAGGCTTCGTGCCAGTAGTGGAAAATGGCATAGAGGTTGCCTTCCTGCTGGCAATGTACCTCGAAAGCTTTTTGCTCTTTGCTCTGCGCGCCGCCACCGGGCTTTTTCATCTCAATGTAAAATGCGTGATAGCCATGCCTAGCCACAGGTAAGCAAAGATCAGCCACGCCCGCTTTCGCGCCTTCCGCCTTCAGCATGCCACCTTGAATCATGGCCGACCGTTGATCGCTACCACGGCTTCCGCCATTCGGCACCGCATAGAGCCACCGCAGCGCCCGCTCGCTCTCCACATACTGCGCTACCGCGGCCATCAACGCTACCTGCTGGCTATGCTCACTAGCACCCGCTAGTCCAGCAGGATCACCCTTTTCTACTCCTGTACCCATTTTTCTAGTCCTCCAAGTAAACGTTTGTACCTTTCAACCACCTTGCCCCCTTGCCCGAATAATTCGCGCCGTTTCAATTGCATACGCTTCATTCGCGGTATCCATAAAAGACGGAAGTTTAGGTAATGGTTTCCATGTACCGCTTTCATCCAGCCACCATCCACCACCCGTATCATCGACGCAATAAAGGTTTGCACCACTTGCTGTCAACTGCGCAATCTTACGATCAAAGCCCATTTCTCACTTCTCCAAAAAGTTAGAAAAATTCACCTATTCTGAAAAATAAATTTGCCTTCGCATTTCGCCGCATATTTCATCCCTGAAAGGGTGAAATGCTATGCGACGCGCGCATAAGGATTAAGACCAGTCTGAAACTCGCTACATCCCTTATCCCATAAGGATTCAGACCGCATGTCTGAAAATGGTCTGAATTGGTCTGAATTGTCTGAAAAACGGTCTGACGATTCAGACAATTTTCAGACTCAGACCATTATATTCAGACCATCTAACTTTGCCAAAAGTATTGAGTACCATCGTTCATAGCGCGCCCAATTTTACCACTTTTATATTGGTAATCTAACGTATTCATCAAAGCCTTTTTCAACTCTCGGGTCAATTCTGGCGGGTTCGCAATCTCCCAAACGAGATTCACAAGGGCGCTTCTAGGGGTTGCGGTTTTATCTGGTGGCGCCCCAAACTTTCCCTTATTTGCAAAGTGGGTTCTTTGCGCATCTAAGGTCAACGCGGTCTGTATCAATTGCGCCCACTCATAGCTATTTGCGTGTTGCTCATTCGCTGCACTTTGTGACTTGGCTCCACTGCGCGGTGCTTTCGGCACTCGGGTCGCTGCTGTTCCTGCATGTTCGGCTTCGCTATAGGTCGGCACATTATTGCTTGCAACCGGCGCGATTCTGCTGTTCACTTGGTCGCGCAAATTGACCACATGGCATGAGAATACATCAACAATTTCCCCGCTCTTTCGGGTGCGCTCACCGATCTTGACTTTCGGAAGATCAAACGGATAATGGGTACCGTCCTCGCCATCCTTCACTTTGTCCATAACAATAAAGCGCGTGCGGCTAATGAGCGTTCCATTTTTCTCGTCCCACTCTTCACGCTTGGCAACCTGCATCACGCCATCAATACCGGCTTGAATAGCGCCCGATCCGCGCAAGCCGCCCGCAATTCCGGTCACCTTATCAGGCTTGGTACTGTGGTGAACGATAATGACGCACGCACCCAACTGATCTTTCATCAATTCGGCAGCTACAACTGCGTCTCCCATATCATTTGCGCTATTTTCATCGGCGCCCGGTATAGCTTTCGCAAAGGTGTCAATAAAGATTACGCCGCCGAAAGCTTCAGCCTGTTTGCGCTGGTCAATAAACTCACCGATCA